GCCGACGCTGGGGTCGCGGGCGACCGACAACGGCCCCGCGCGGATCACGGCGGATGGGACATTGCTGACTGGCTCTTCTGCCGGGATGGAAAGTGGCGGCCAGTTGAACCCGGCTCATTCCCGCTGGCTCATGGGCTACCCGCCAGAGTGGGACGATTGCGCGGTTACGGCAATGCCATCGTCCCGCAAGCAGCGGCCATCTTTGTGACAGCATTTTTGGAGGCTATCGAACATGGCTGAGCTACGCGAACTGACCGGACCGTTTGACCTGTGGGCGCGCGACGCCGTGCCCGGGTCGAAGATCATCTACCACACCGGCGAATACGCCCGCGGGCCTGTGTGCAGGCAAGCCATGGACGCAGCCGATGCTGGTCTGGTACTGTTGGTGAGGAAGCGGGCCGACAAGCCCAAGCAATTTCACTACATCGCTGTGAGGGCAAAGAACAATGGGCGTAAAGGATAAGATCATGGCGCACCTGCGCGACATCAAGGTCGCAGCCAAGGCGATCGACATCGCTCAGGCGATCAACGAGGACGAGCGAGCGGTGCAGGACGTGCTGCTCGAGCTGGATGATGCCGACATGGTCATCATGCGAAACGGCTGGTACCTCGCCAGCCACAAAGGAATGAAGGCATGATCACGAACGGCAAGGGGCTGCTGCATGAGGCACCGATCGAAGACATGCTCGACCACAAAGCGCGCGAGCATGGCGTCAGCTACGGCCTGTCCGAGGCAGGGTACGACATCCGCATCAAGCAGGAATTGTTCCTGAGCGAGGATGCGCGCTTTGCTCTGGCCAGCACGATCGAGCGCTTCCAGATGCCCAAGACGCTGGTCGGCGTCGTGCACGACAAAAGCACATGGGCGCGCCGTGGGCTGTCGGTGTTCAACACCGTGATCGAGCCCGGCTGGGAGGGCTGGTTGACGCTCGAGCTGGTCTACCATGGACACGGCACGCTCCACATTCCAGCTAGTGCCGGCATCGCGCAGGTGTTGTTCCACCACCTCGAATGGCCCGCCGATTACGGCAACGGCAAATACCAGAACCAAGAAAACGCACCGGTCGGCCCGATCACCGCTTGACGGGCCCGCCATCAGCATCATATGATGCGACCTGTACCCCACTTGGGTGCCGTATGACGTAGCGAAGTAGGACACACCACATGGAACTTCTCCCCCACCAAATAGAGGACGCCAAGTTTCTGGCGTCACGCAAGATCGCCGGATGCTTCAATGGCATGGGCACCGGCAAGACCCGCACCGCGCTCGAGGCGCTGATCGAGGCCGATGTGCTGCGCGCCGTGATCATCGGCCCGCCCATCTCGCTCCGCCCCCAGATCCTCGCCAAGGGTTCGACCGAGATTGACCCCAAGGCCGGCGTGCTGATCTGCTCATACGAGATCGCGACCAAGCGCCAGCACGAGCTGATGGCGTGGGCACGCGAGCCGCTCAATGGCCTGCGCACCGCACTGATCTGCGACGAGAGCCACGCGCTGAAGAGCACCAAGGCCAAGCGCACCAAGGCTGTGCTGGGCCGCGGTGGCATGTGCGAGGCCTTCGAGCACACATGGCTGCTCACCGGCTCGCCCATGACCCGCTGGGCTGACGATCTGATCCCCTTCCTGTTTCGCGCAGCTCCGCAGGAGATCAAGAAGAAGATCGGCGCCCTGTCGATCGAGCGCTACAACCTGCGCTACTGCATCACGCAGAAGCGGACGTTCCCGGGAGCTCGTCGGCCTGTCATCATGACTGTTGGGTCGCGCAATCTGGACGAACTTGGAGCTATTCTGGCAGGCTGCGCGACCCGCCGCACGCTGGACGACGTGTGGGAGGATATGCCCTCCCTCACACATACCAGATTGGCGGTCGAAGTGTCGGGTGTCGCGGCGATAAATCGTCAGCTCGAGAAGATGACGATGGCCGAGATCGAGCAGGCGCTGGCCGACAAGGAAGAAAACCTTGCCACCATGCGCCGCGAGCTGGGGCTGTCGATGATCCCCGAGGCCGCCGACTTCATCTGGCAGCGCGCCGATGCCGAGCAAGGCGCGATCCTCGTCGGCGCTTGGCACCGTGAGGTCATCGACGGACTGGTCGAGGCGCTGCAGGCCAAGAAGCTGCGCGTCGCCAAGCTCGACGGGCGCACCTCTGCCGCAATGAAGACCGAGATCCAGCGCCAGTTCAACGAGGGCGAGCTCGATGTGCTGGTCGGGCAGATCGCAGCCATGGGCGTCAGCCTCAACCTGCAGCGCGGTGGCAACAGCATCGTCGTGGTCGAGGAAGACTGGTCTTACGAAATCATGTCGCAGTTCTACGCTAGGCTGCACCGCATGGGTCAGGGCAAGCCCGTTCACGTCGACACCCTGTACGTCGACAACAAGTTGGCCAAGGCCGTTCATTCTATCAGCCAAGCCAAAAAACGCGCAGCTGAACAAACCCGAGACGCACATCAGGAGGCGATCAATGCCAGCGCCAATTAAGGACGTAAAAGCATGGGTGCGCGAACGCACCATGATCGATGACAACGGCTGTTGGATCTGGCAAGGAGCGACTTTTCACTTTGGTCATGCCAAAGTGTTCTGGGGCGGCAAGCACCTCAAAGGGCACCGCATCGCTTATGAAGCCTTTGTCGGGCCAATCTCGGACGGTTTGGTGGTTCGCCACACTTGTGATGTACCGGGCTGCCTGAACCCAGACCACCTTGTGGTCGGTACGCAGGCTGACAACCGCAGGGATTGCGTAGAGCGCGGGCGTCACGCCACGGGATCGCGGGTCCACACATCAAAACTGACCGAAGCACAGCGGGAGTTCATCGTTTGGTCGACAGCACCAACAGCAGAGCTCGCTCGTCGCTATGGCGTCCATGCATCAACCGTTCGGCGCGTCAAGCGCCGCGCCCACACCGCAACCGCAGAAGCCCATCAGGAGGCAGCACAATGAAACAGCAACAGCTAGAACTACAGGTCGCAGACCTTGAGGCGCAGAACGCCAAGCTCCGCGCCGAGATCGACAACCTGCAGGCCCCACGGCCTGCACCCACCATCGTCGACATCATCGGTCCGGAGGCATTCGACCGGATGGTCGAGCTCTACCCGTCGTTCCGCGAGAGCGGCACCCCGACCAACCCGACCGACGCCGCGTCCGAGGTGCTGTGGTCATGCATCCGCATGATGAGCCGCATGGACAAGATCCGCGAGGACGCCGTGCAGCGCAGCATGCAGGCGACAGCGGATTACGCAGACATCTATGCGCGCCTCGAGCGCGCCACCAATGCGCTGGCCGAGTACGCCATGCGCGCAGCCGAGGAGGCCGACCAATGATCAAGGATCTGGTATTGCAGGGCGCGCAGGCGCTCGACGACGACGCGAGCTTCGGCATTGATCGCTCGAAATACATGAACGCATCGACTGCTGACAGCTGCATCCGCAAGCAGTGGTTCGAGCGCCACTTGCCGCCTGTCGAGCAGGATTGGGGCTTCGCCCGCCGTGGCAAGCAGGGCGAGCTGTACCTCGTCGACTGCCTGCTGGCGTCGGGCGCTGAGCTTGCCTACTGCGGCGAGGATCAGGTGTCGCTGGTCAGCGATGAGCACCGGATCAGCGCGACGCCTGACGGCTATATGGCGACCGATCAGGGCTGGCTGGCGATGGAGTTCAAGACGATCGACCCGCTCACCAACCGGAACTACCTGCCCCGGCAGGATCACGTCACGCAGTTGCAGATCGGCATGGAGCTGGCGCACCTGCAGGATGACGACTTCCCGGCGCCGGGGTCTGGCAAGATCATCTACATGGACGCCTCGAACTACAACGACATCATCGAGTTCGACGTCAAGCGCGACCGCGACATCCTCGATCGGCTGGCGCCGCGCGCCAAAAAGATGCTCAACGCCAAGGGCGTCGACCGCCTCGATCGCGAGGGCAAGCGCGATGGCCAGTGCAAGAAGTACGGCGGCTGCCCGTTTGCTGAGCAATGCGGCATCGAGATCGAGGGCGAGGCCACGGTCACCCGCGGCAACCGCGGATCTGGGCTGGACGCTGCCGTGCAGGCGTACGTTCTCGCCAAGGCTGACGAGGATGACGCCAAGGCGCGCAAGGCCTTTGCAGCCGAGGACATCAAGATCGAGCTCAAGGCACGCAACGCCAAAGAGCTGATCGTGGGCAACCACAAGGTCGCAATGACATCAGTCGCCGGGCGTCGCTCGTATGACTGGAAGCAGATGGAGAAGGCTGGGATTGACCTCCGCCCCTTCATGAGCACGGGCAAGCCCAGCGAAAGGCTGACCGTGGAGTGAGGCCCAGACAGCCTCTGTTGAAACGTGCAACGTAGAAAAGGAGCACAACATGTCTACATCTCTCGCAGCATACGCCAAGGGCGGTAACCTTCCCAGCCTTGACAAGGATGCCATGGCAAAGGCGCTCGCCTCTGCCGGTTCCGAGGAAAGCA